CCATTAAGGGCGGTATTTATTAACGTATTGGTGAGAATCTTATTAGATTCAAGTTCTCCAGTTTGTTCTGTTGTTACGTCGGTTTTAGGCCCAGGGGTTCCTTCTTCTTCAAAAGTAGGTCTGCTGAGATAAGAAGTAACCGTTACAGGCCTGCCTGCTGCCAGGTCTGATTCCGCCGTAGTGTCAGGCTTATCGTACGTAATATTCCCGCCTGAAGGGTCGTAAGTTACGGAATAAGTATAAGGTTTGCCATCTTTAGTGACACCAGTAAAATCCCGTGAATAGAACGTTTGGCCTTCTTCAACACGCTCAAAAATTTCACTTGCGGTTTCGTTTTCCCTTGGCTTTAAACCTGGAATTGTTTCAAGTTTAGCAGCGCCTAGGGTGTCAGTTCCTACCCCTGCAGTTTGTTCACCTAATTGCGTTCCAAGGTAAGGATTCTCTTCGCCACTTCCTTGGGCCGCGGCAAGTTCTTCTGCGCTAAGTCCTGTGTCTGCTTCTGCTGTTTTAGTGTTTGATTTTATGTTGCTTTTAAGCTCGTCGCCCGCGCTGGCAAGCAAAGCCTGTCCCGCTGCAGTGGCGGCGTCTGCGCCCTGGACAATAGCGGAAGTTGTTGCGGAAGCAACGTTGCTTGCGGCGTCTGCAATTTTGCTCCACATACCCGGGTCAATGTCGCTAGTAAAATCACCAACCAGATCCCCTGCTTTGCTGCCAAGCCCAGAAGCCGCAAGGTTGGTTGCAAACACGGTGCCTACGTTTTGGCCGCCGATAACACCTGCGGAAATGGCACCCGATGTTGCGTTTGCTACGGCGTCTGACACCTGTTTAAATGATAGTCCCGTTGCGTTTGCAAAGGCATTAATGCGATCAAAGCCAAGACCAATGTCTCCGTTACCGAGCAGTTTGCCTGCAACAGTGGAAGCGTTATAGCCAATACCGCCAGACGCGGCCCCAATAACGCCCGACTTCAGGATGTCGCTTGCGCTGCCGCCCGTGATCGCGGTCATGCCCGCGTTTATTGCCGCGGATCCCGCCATTACCGCTGCCGTCTCAGTAAGCCCCATAGCCTGACCAAGTTTCAACGCCCAGAGGTTGGCCCCTGGAATTATCATCATCGCGATTGGCAACGCCACCTTGGCCAGTTCTCCGATGTCGCCAAGAGCGCCCTTGCCTTCACGTTGCGCGTTAAAGAACGTAGGTGGACTGATCGGGACCAGTTTGTCGCCGACCTTTTTGTATAAAACTGTCGCGTGGTTGCCCGTTGCTTGCTGTTGAATGGAAGGGTCAAAGGCCTTGTTTTCACCTTTTTCAACTATGCCAGTAATTGAATAAACGTCTTTGTACTTATCGTTAACGGCGGCCTTGAACGCCTCTTCGTCAAAAACGTTTTGTGTACTCCCGTATTGGCCGGTAGTCGTCTTATAAAAATCTTTAGGGTCTACGCCGGCGTTTGCTGCGAGGTCCCAGATGTTGCCCTTTGTTCCTGGTTGACCATACGCACCAGGTTGGTCATACGTAACACCAAGCGCATCAAGACCACGAGAAATTTTAGATGAATAACTGTCCAATGCCCAACCAAGAGTATTGTCTGCAGCTTTAAGATCGCCAGAAATAATATTCCCAGCCTCATTCCCACCCGCCATATTGCGGACACGCCCGTACTGGTCATACAAGTTGTCAAGGACGTTTGCGTTAAGGACCGCGATACCGTCCACGTAACCATATTGACCCCCTGTACCAAATTGCGTTTTGCCCGTTGTTGGGTCTTTGCTTATATCAACCGCTTCAGTAATCGGTGTAAATATTGGGTCAAAATAGCTCTTGACCTGGTCCGCTGTCATGCCCGTCGCTGCAGCAATCTGGTCTTGTGTTAGGTTGTTGTCAACCGCGTACTGGTACATCGCGTACGGGTTATTTTTGTTTGTTTCAAACTGCGTTTTAATTTCTGGGTATTTTTCTTGCGCGGCTAACTCAGGAGCGGCTGCAGCAATAAATTCTGCGCGTTCAGTTTCATCAACTGTCGGCCCAAATTTATTTGTCCAATACTCGACGCCTTTAGTGTCCTCAACGCCGCTGCGTCCCAGGGTCTCCTGGTACAGCTTCTCGATCTCTGTCGACGTTGGTGCCCCGCCTGTGGTGGCACCCGCCGTGGTGGCGTTTAAGTTAAGCGCGGCACGCTGTTCTGCTAATGAGGGGCCCGCTGTCTCTGTTGGGTTAAAAGTAATCGGACTTACGGGTGCAACCGGTTGCTCTACCGTAGCAGGGGCAAAGGGGCCCATTGATGTTGCAGGAGCATAATTAAACGCTGGAGAAGTTTGTACAGGCACCGCAGACACAGAAAGGGGGCTTGTAGGGAGGTTTGTTTTTTCTACGCCGGCGGGGGCCGCGGGGCCCATTGACGTTACTGGTGGGGCGGCAAAAGTGAGTCCGCCAACGGGGGCCGCTGCAGGGGCTTTTGTAGTTGGCAAAGACCCCGACGCAACGCCACCCATCAAATTAGCCGGAAGTTGAACGCCGCCTGTGGTAACGGGTGCCGCTACAGGTAACGCACCCGTTGTCGCGGGTTGCGCCATCCTTTGAGCCATCAACTCACCAAATGTCAATGCCATGTTATTTACTTTTTAACCGGCTTGGCAGTCTTGGCAGATTCTTTAAAATCCGCTTTAGTAGGGGCACCCTTTGTACCTGGCGCACGCATTTTTTCTCCGGAGCCTTCCGCTATGCGTTTGCGTTTAGCATGGATTGCATCGTATAAACCTGAATCGCCTTTTTTCTTCATTTGTATGCCCCAACGTTAATTTCTAAATTATTGTCACCTAAAAATATAGCAACATCTCGACAAAAATTATAAAAATCATCAAATTTAAAATTAGATTTCATTCTATTTATTGCGTGGCAAACTAAAATAGTATTGTCTTTTGTATAACCAACCGAGCTATCAATTCTTTCTATTGATACAGTATTTAATTGATTTGGCAACAAAGTCATTTTTCTTCCACTGTAAGCACATGTTTGTTGTTGTGTATTCCAACAATCGGCAATATCTTCAAATGTAAGATCAAATTTATGTCCTCTTTTTGCAGCACTTTTTTTGGCGTTTAATAAAAAAACTTTTGCTCGTCCCTCTATTGTTGCATTTTGCTTATTTCTTGAGTTTATGTTTGCCTCAGTGCAGCATTTTTTACACCAACTATGATAACCATCCGGAGTAAGTTTATGCTTAAAGAAAAATTCATATGAGCTTTGTTCTTTGCACTTAAAGCAAACTTTCATTTTCAACCTTTAATTAATTAATCAGGCGCGTTAAATGCCATAAAAATTTATTCGTTTCCTATAGAGAATTACCCATTTTAGGGTGGCACTTCGCCCTCTTTAACGAACGCCGTTTACCACCGTCGTAAAGGCCCTCGCCCAGTCTCTCCAGTCCTCGTACGTCTCCGGGTAGGGGACGCCAAAGGTGTCAAACACCGCGTTTAGTGTAATGGCTGACGCGACATCGCGCCACTTTTCTTCGGGCAAAAAGGGGAACTGCTGCTCCCCAAAGTAATGAATTATGTTCCCGTTCCAGTCCTCCCAGGAACTATAGTCGGGCAAAAACTCGATCAGCATTATGGCCTCTCGTCGCCCAACTCTGCGGTGATCATAATACGACCCGCCTCATAGTCCCCGTTGACGACGTTACTTTGGAATATTAAACTGATAAGCCGATGCTCAACGCGCAGGTCAATCTTGCCCGTGTCTGGCTCGTACTCAAAGGGGCCATTTTCCTCAACGTTTTGAGACTGTGCAAACGGCCTACCAACAACGGTCAGGCTCATAGGCCCGACCTGCTTAAAGTCCGGCTCTACGCGCGTGATGTGCATCCGTCGATTGGCGGTAATTGTAGTGTCCTCTGCAGGCGTGCCACCAATAAAACTGATGTCGCAAGTTTTAACAAAAGAATCAATCGCGTACTCGCTTACGGCGGTAATCTTGTTGTGGCCAAACTCGTGTTCCCATATACCGTACCCACCAATCGCCTGGGTCATGTAGGACCCCGTCACGACTCCCGCCACGATGTTGTCCACAAACGTTATAAGCGTCGTGCCCCCAGTCGGGTCGTTGGTGAACACGGCGGAGGCTATCTGGTTCGCGCTGACAAACGTCGTCCCCTCGGACTCGTTAAAAATCATGTACGTGCCCGCGGGGTTGGTAGTCAAGTCGCCGTTAACCACGACCTGGTTGGCCGCTGTAACAGGAGAAGTCGCGTGACCCGGACCGTAGGCGAGTGCGTACGTCTCACCAATCTCACCGGTAAACTCCCAGCCACACCAAATAGGGCGAGGGAACAGTTCCGTCATGTAGCCACAGGACCTACGCGCGCCTTCAGCTTCCCCAGCGTCATACCAAATCTGGTCCTTGACGTTGTAAATGATTGCGTCGGTGCATTCCGTTGCGGTACCTCGTGGGTAGAAAAACCAAATCTCGTTATACCGCGGGACCTTTGTAGCCCACACCTTTTGACGGGCGCTAAAATTTAAATTGTCAAATAAATAATTAACGTTTTTATCGTTTGGCAATACTTTTACGGAGCCGTTATATAGATAAAATCTATCAATACCCATCCAAAAATAGACGCCGTCCATTTCTGTGACCGAGTTAGACGACATGATTGAAATTTGACTTGCAAGGTTGTCATACCGCCAGTAATACGGGGACTGCGCCGTAAAAGATACACGCACCAAAGAGTCCGTGGCCCAGAATAATCCCGACGGCGACGCAGTACCGCCACGCACTGGCAAACCACGAACAAATTTACCCGCTGCGACGTTGACGATGTTGGCCGTTGTACCGTTCCAGTCGTTCAGCGTTTGATTGGCCGACGCGATGGTCGTAAAGTCGATGTTGTTGTTAAACAGCCCGCCAAAGTTGCTGTACACAAACACATACGGGTGCAGGACAACGACACCACCGCTTGCGTCAATGACCTGAAACGTGGGTTGTGCCCCACCTGAGTCCATGACCTGCGTCAATACGTATTTGTTTACCGTTGGGTCAGGTAAAAAATTACCCGCGTAAAGTGGCGTAAGTACCCCGGAGTCAATGTTGTGTAGGTTTTGGCCTGGGTGGGCCAAGAGCATAGACCTACCAGAACCCGTAGAGTCAAAACCGATGTCAAACTGCCAGAGGTAGTTGTCGTTGGGGGCTATCCCGTTGGGGTTGTATATCTCCATCGTCGTAGGCGACGCGGGTACGTTTGGCAACCCTGCTACGCTAATTAGCGTGACCGTCGTACGGTTGGTACCAGAGTTGTACGTCGATCCCGCAACGTCAACCTCGTAGTTAGTTCTTATGTTGCTCGTGTTATACGCCCAGAAAATAAAACCCGTTACAAATAACGACGTGTAGTCGCCAACGACGTCAATCTGGGTCGCGCCTGTGTCAACCTTGGTGACGGCGTATGTCGTGTTAAATTCTATCGTGTAAGGACCCACACCGACACCCTGGTCGGTGCCTGTCGTAAACACCTCAACACCCGTACTGTTGCCAGTAAAGATGTAGTTGACGCCATTTAATGGGTTGGTGATGATCCCGCGCGGAACGCCGGTAAGGGAGGCAAACATCTGACGATACCCGCCTATTTTTTTGGCGCGGCCACGCTGGAATCGGGACCACATTCCGCCGCTATACTCATCGCCCTCAAACAGGGTACCGTCTCGCTTGATACCCGGTTTGACGTAGAGCGTGAATATCTTTGACGAGTCTTGTTGGTCCGCCATTTAGAACGTCCCGCCGGCAATTAAACTTGCCTGCACCCTTCCAACAAATGTCGTCAAGTAGTTGCCAACGCCTCCTGTGACGTCTAGCGTGGCGACGTTAACACCTCCCGCAGCAAGCCCAAGCTGCGAAGGGTTGACGAGGTACATACCCGTCGCGGGGTCTGGCGAAAAGGAATACGCGGGTGCCGCCGCGGATCCCGCTGGGGCCAATTGAATGCCTGTATTTATCTGGTTTAGCAGGTACAAAAAGTTGCCGTCACTCAGCATAATAACCTGCTGTCCGTTGGCCAGTACGACGGGCGTTTGTCCGCTGCCAGGAACTTGAAACTCTACGTTGTAACCGTTCTGTCCCGTGTCGTTAATGAGGTAGTACACCTGCGTAACTGCAGGCATCTCGATTAACAAGGACGTTGAACGGCTGCCACTCAAAGCGGTGTAGCGTTGAATGATCGGCGTGTTTGACACGATGCTGTACGTTGCGCCCACGATGTTGTCGACGTCATACGTCGCGGAGGTAAACGTCAGGCTGTTAGGACGTGCACGACCAACGGTATAAAAATCTTGATTTGATGGGTTTTTATCGACACAGATAATGCACGAGTCACCCAGGGGCAGCGTAATGTTTGTCTGGCCATCAATTGACGAACTGATTGAAGACGTATCAATCGTTAACGCGCCCGTACCGTTATTACGCACCAGTAAAAACCACCCGTCATTAAGCTGAGAGACGGGGGGCAGCGTCCAGGAAGCAAGGCCGCCAGTCCAAACAAAAGCGTTACCACGAGACGCGTCAGTAATTACAGGATTACTTAGGTTGTATTCTGACGTGATCAGAGCAACTTCAAGTTTACCTAAAATGGCGGAGGTGCTGGTGCCTGCTAGTGAACTTGCGTCAGCAAAAGAGGTACCGGTGCCAAACTGAAACACGCTCCAAGAACCAGCGGCAGTTGAATTGTCAACCAGGTACGTGTAAAAAGCCTGCCCGGGGGCAACCGTAAAAGAACCACCTGCACCGTAGTTATTGACGGTGAACGTGTTTGAACCCAGGTTGCGAATTAAAATATCTTGGCCAACAGAGCCCTGAAGCGCGTTGGGTAACGAGACTGTTAACCCTGCAACTGTCGCTTCAAACTCCATGATGCGGGCAACAACCTGCTGACCCGCGTTAACGTACTGCGCCCAGTACAGTTGCAGATTGGCGGCAAAAGATACAGACGCGTAACTTACGTCCGTTGGTTGAATTACGTCACCGGTAAAGGGGGATACATAAGTTGTCATGGCTCTTGCCTCACAGCATTTCTATCAATCATACGTTTTTGATCCTCGCCTTTTAGTGCCGTAATGGCGTCTGTGTAGAACGATTTCCAAACGGGAAGTTTTTCAATATTTTTTAAGTACCCTTGCGCCTGAAGCAGCGTCCCGTAAAGGAGGGCCTGTGGCGCTTCTCGTGTTAAAAGATTTTCCTGGTTCTCTATGTCCAGGGGTTGAATGCGGCTGTAGTAGATGATCTGCAGTGGGTACGCCTGATCGGGGATTGGTGCCAATGCCCAGTGGTCGTAGTCATAGTCGCCGTAATACAGTGGGGAGCCAGTGGGGGCCTCCGCCTGAAACTGAGACACGTAGTCCATGGAGCGAGTCAATACAGGCTCGCCGTTGATCTTCATGCTCGTCGTTTTGCGCCACCGGACTGGTTTTTGCAGCACGGGGTCGTTGGGAATTAGCACGGTGTTGATAACGTTCAACTGCATTAGCGTTTTAATTTCTGACGCAATGGCCTGTTCCGTCATCATGATCAGACGCGGAATTTGATCAACAAAATTCGTGTCCGTTCTTTCACTGTACTTTATGACATCCTGAACCAGGGTGTCGTACGTCATTGATGGTGCAGACATTTATATTTTCACTTTCATTTTAACTGCCCAGGTACATCGCGCGTTCATCGTTGCGGCGAATTACTAAACCCTTTTGAATCACGCCACTCGCCATTCGGTACAACAAAAAAGCGTCGGCGGCTCCATTAAAATCACCCCTATTGTGTTTGGCGCGAATTGATGAACTTTGAAGTCTGCCTAACCCTGCATTGAACGCAAAACTAACCAGGCTGTTGTACCTACCTTGAGTAAGCCCAGTAGGGCAATAACGTAAAACACCTCTCTCAAACCTAGCAAGGTCTGACGCAAGAATTGAATCCACTTCATCGTCTGTCAGGGTCCTATTCCATTCAGCCGGACAAGCTAACAGGCCCGCCTTCTTGGCCTCCTTGCGTTGTTCCAGGGTCATTTTTAAATGCTCTGGTGGTGCAATCAAATGTCCCACCCCAGTCGTCCACAACAGCACGCTGTCCAGGTAAGGTTTTTTTCTTACCCCCTCGTGGTGTTTAAGTTGCTGTAGTGCAGTAAATTTCATTTTTTAGAAAATGCTTGTGTACCAAACCAAAAGCTAATGACTGACGCCCAAATAGTCTGCGTGTCGTCGTCCCACACTAAGGCCATCATGTCGTGGAATGACGCGTTCATCGTCCACGCGTACCAGATGCCGGCGATGTCAACACCAACGAGTAAAAAGAAAAGTCCGTACGTGATCGTGGGTCGTACCATTGCGCGTGCGTTGATGACCCACTGTGACGCACCCTTGCCGATCTCAATGTCGTGTGCGTAAAGCGACTGTCGTTCTGCTGCCTGGGTTTGGATACTGATCTGTTCCGTGTGAATTTCTTCAATGTGTTCCTGAGATTGAAAACCAGCGGCCTGTAGCCGCATCTGCTGTTCCATCTGTAACTGGGCCAGGGACAACTCGTGCTTCTTGTCCTGCTTGTCTTGGAAAAAGTCCAACAGCTTTGGTAAGCCTCCGGACAAAAAAGAAATTAGTGTCGTTAACAGTGTCATCATTACTCATCACCCCCGTGCTTAAACATCCACCAAACCGCGTACATGATGAAGCTACTGATTGCCACACCAAAGACTACCGCAAGCCACTCTTGAATACTTTGAATTCTTTGTTCTTTTTTGCGTTCAATTGCTCTGATACGCATTCTTTCTTGACGGGCCTCTTCCTCAATTGCGTCTCTGCGTTCTTGGATAATTGCATCACGTCTTTGGCACATCTCTTCGTACAAACCGGATTCGTTACCGCTGCCATAAATTAAGGCCTCACGCAACTCCACTTCCATTTTAAACATTTGACGGCTGGCAAACATCGCGTCAAGTGCTTCTGCCGTTGCGTCTTTTTGTACCAGCTTGCCTAGTTTTTTATCATGCTCTTGCTGAACTACCGCGGCCTGGATTTGCCCCTGCGCGGTAAAGAATGCACTAATGTCGTGGTAGCATTCCTGCACTTCTTTACCAAGCGCAATGGCTTCCTTCACCCCAGCAACAGCAGCCTTGGCTACTGCAAACGCGGCACCGATTGTAATTGGATCCATACATTTTTATATGCACTTGCGTGCTTGAAGTTCGTCAACGGTGTTGCGCAACACAAAATTTTCCTGACGCAAATAGTCAAATTTTATTTCAACATTTTTTACGTCTTCGGAGGTAAGCACCGCGCCACCGTCCTCTTTCCACTCAATTGCAAATGACGTACAAGACGTCGCAAACAGCACACCAAGCAGAAAGTTTTTCATGCGCTACTCCGGTTGTTCAGGCCAAGTAATCGTCCAAGGGAACTTATCTTGTGCCGTTACATCACGCAACGCCTGACGATACGTAGCCCACACAGTTTGATCTACCGGCGAGTCTATTACCTGTGTCCAATCTGACTCTTTTAGCTTTTCGTTACGGCTTGTACGTACAGAATTGGCTTGTTCCGCGTCTTTAATAGCCTTGTAAGCAGCCTCTTGCTCCGCTGCCGTTTGCGCTGGCTCAAGCTCAGTAGCAGGACGGTCTGTGAAGATTGGGCCAAGGACGTACTTAGTGAACCACCGACCATCGACCTGCTCTACACTAGCAGCTTGCGAGTATTGGTACACGGTACCGCCGGTTGCCTGTGGGCCTTCAAAGACTACATCAGCACCCAAGGCTTCTAAGACCTCAGTTGTTGTTGTCTCCCATGTAGGGCCACCATTGGCTTTTGTGTATGCACGAAACTCACCTTCATACATTACCGCACCATTTGATCTGATTCGTACTTGCATGATCTTTCCTTTAAGCAATAGCCAAGAATATATAGGTTCCAGCATTCACATTGATTGCTGCCAAGATGGTTGAGTTCAGAGCAAAACCTGTTGATACTGTTGTAACAGAACCAAGGGTTGCCGCTTCAGCAGCAGTGCTGTTTAAAAGCAAGTATGGGTCTGTTAGTGTAGTCATGCCACGGGCTGTGTCATATACATACCAGTCACCAGTTGCATCAGTACGCTTGATAAGCACAAACCTAGCCCCGCCTGTAAAGCCGCAGTTGATGGTCTGTGTTGTGCCGTTACCTGTGTAGCTACCTACTTTGGAAACACCCGCAAGAGTGGCGAATAAGTAGGCTACGTAGGTATCGCCAGAAGCATTAATAACTCCGAATCCACCTATTCCAAATATTGAAGAAGTTGGAGCAGAATTAAAATTACTAGAACTCCATGCTCTTGCTGCCGGAAAAGCATCTGGAACATTTAAACCAACACCGTCTTGCACCAACGATGCTGAAATATATCTACCAACAAGCCACCCACCGTTTGTTGCTGAGTTACGCTTTTTAATAATCATTAACTCAGGGATAGCCGCCAAGTTATGCGCTTGCGTAGTAGCACTTCCCGTTCCCGTATAGCAAACCTCATCAAAGAAGCCGGGTGCGCGACGGAAGTTCCAGTTGACCAAAGTTGTTGCTACAGTATGCCCATACACTTTTACTTGTGTGTTGCTATCCCCGCTAAAAATATCACCTGAACTATATTCCGCAGCAGTGCTATATGTTTGTAATGTTTTTGTTGTAGTTGATGTAATGTTGCGAAGTCTATCAACAGCATAAGTACCAGCAGCATCGCTTCTAAAACTTTGAATCGACAGATCAACAGGAAAGTTTGTAACAACTGCTTGTCCAGTAGCTCCAGAGTTATTTCCTGTATAAGCAACAGGCGCAAACACACTTGTACCCAACGTAGGCACTTTCATTGGGCCACGACGGATAGCTATGTAGATGTAGGTAGCAGAAGCCGCCGGAAAGTTATTACCTACATAAAATCCTGTTGCTGTTGGGTATATACCCTGTGTACTTGTTGATGAACTTTCTGCCGATGAAACAGTCGGTGATATGTAGTTATAAGAAGTGAGAGAAGAACCTCTCATAGTGTCAACAATTTGCCAATTTCCAACGCCATCAGACCGCTTAAACATTACCCATTGAGATTCATATCCCAAGGTAATATTGCCAGCAGCACCTGTACCGTCAGTAGTAAACGTCCCACAACTAATCACATTATCCGTACCAGTAAGACCAAATCCACCTGCGTTATGGGCGAATAGGTAGGCTACGTAGGTTGCGCCTGAATCGTTTTGACCCAATGTTCCAGTAGCCGTAAATGTGGTGTCTGTGATCGAACCCCAGACATTAGAAATGGTTGTAGATGCAGAAGTTGTATTTAATTGCACATATGCGCTTGTGCCTAAACTGCGGTGATAAACGTCCCAACCATTTACCCCGCTAGTAAGTTTTACAAAAATACATCCCGGAGTGCTTCCAAGATTGTGACTGATTGTTTGAGTTGCGTTTCCATTCCCCGTATAAGTCACAACATCAAAGAACTTAGGCTGTTCGCGGAATGTCCATGAGGCGTAAGTGTAAGTATCAATTCCATTGACTACCGTTTGATTTGAAATTGTATAACCGCTTGAAGTAAATGCGGTGAGAGAACCTGTTACATCTTGTGCGTTAGTATTATTGGATGATAAATTCTTTCCCGAGCCACGCACTGTATCAACAAGAATATGTGGCTCAGTATTGTTTCGGTTTTTTGTCCAAACCAACCCACCCTTACCAGCTAGATCAATTCCATTAGTAATTGTTCTTGGGTTGGTATTATTACCCGTATAGAGATACGTTGAGAATACATTCTCGATGTAGTTAACAGCAGTTGCCTGTGCAAACTCACCAAAGCCTTGGGCAGACGCAGCGCCACGGGTAGCTATTAAAGGCATGTTGTGTCCTTATGCAAACTTAGTTTGTGAAGTGAACACGGTAAAAGCCGCATTGCCCGTCTTGATAATCGTGTACATATAGACATCAACTGCACTTGCATTACCGGCCGCATATGCAGTACCGCCTTGGTATTTGGGTGTAACGCTGCTACCGTCAACCTGAACCGCACTGTTGTAATAAGCTGTAGCACCGTTGGTCACTAAGAAAGCCACAGTCACAGATTCACCAGTAGCCATCAAAGTATTAAGTGATGTACCGCTAGAGCCACGGAAGTTGACTGTGAAGTTACCCGAAGCGTTGGTCGTGTAGTACAACACGGCTTGAGTGGTTACGTCATAGGCAATTGTGCCTGTGGCCGCAGTAGCAGAAACTGTGGCAGTCTCCAATACATCAGCAATCTTTAAACCTGCAATGCTGGCCGTACCGATAACAGTCATTTTTTGGGCAACGGTCAAATTACCCGATGCGGCTGTTAGTGCGGTTGTGCCAGCAGACTGTAGTGCTAATTCACCAGACGCATCACCTGTAATGATTGCCCCGCCTGTTGAAACGTCAGCATTTATTAAGGTAGCCATGTGTTACTCCAGTGCTTGTATTTGTGCAGATAACGCAGTTAGTTGCGCCATCAGTTGTTCTTTAGTGGGGGCGGGTGCTGGTGGGACGTAGGCGGCTTTACGCGCAGCAATCTCCGCTATCTCTTCGGCGGTAAGGTCAACTTGAACACCATTAACAATTTTGTGTGTGTGCATGACTAGTTAACCCCATAAAGTCTAAAAGTTCCTGATGCAATCGTACTGCCACTTTGCATATAAAATCTTATTGCATTTACAGCCCCAGAAGCACTAAGTCTAGCCCCAGCGCATGAAGTGCATGAATGAATTCCTGATGTATTAGTAAAACTTGAAGCCACTATTATTGCTGTATTTGAAGCATTTGAAGGATTTAGAATCGTAACAGCACCGCTATATCCACCTAAATTGGCGGTAGAAGAAATGTTGTTTGGTGGCATAAGATATATTTTTGTGCCGTCGGTTACACCAGAATAAAAGCTTGTATTTACGCTTCCATTAAGAGCGCTGTTCATTTGACTTACATAATTACTTGCTCCAGAATCAAAACTACTGCCATTATTTGTTGACGTTCTCATTGCAAAATCATCTGCAATAGTTGGCACACAATTATTGATATAAACGATATAATTTTTATACGCTGAAGTTAAACCAGTAAAATCAATTGATGAACTTGCACTAGCGGTTGCTGTAGAAATTAGTATCATCGCACCCGGAGCAGCAGCCCACGTAGGCGTAGCACCACCAGCCGATGTCAACACCTGACCCGCAGTACCCGCGCCCGTAAACGCAAGCTCAGCCCCATCTCCGTAGCCTACGCCACCTAGTGTTGGGGTGTTGTTTCCGTCAATTATGATTGCCATCGTTTACTCCAGTGCTTGGATTTTAGCCGTCAGAGCCTGTAGCTCTGCAAGCAGTTGTTCTTTGGTTGGGGCTGGTGCTGGTTCAGGTTCTGGCGCTACGGGGCGGTTATCAACAAACTGACCGTTAACGTAATCCCAATCAATCCCACCGCTTGTAAGTTCTATCCAACCTTGTGCTGCTGCATAGTCTGCCTCGGCAACTACCGTATTGATTACTTTACCGTTTTCTATGATTGCGTAATTTTTCATAATTAATACTCCACAATACAAATACCACCACCACCAACGCCACTATTAGTATTAGCACACGCCCCAGTTCCACCAGAGCCGTAACCAGTTGCGTTTACTCCATCAGAATTGCCAGAGCCAAATTTACACCCACCAAAACCTAATAAAGTACCGCCACCTAAAGTTACAAAAGTTGTCCAAAAATTCCCACTAACATCACCAACAGTATTACCTCCCCTTTGGCCTGTAATATTTATATCGCCGCCTGTAGCTGCACCACCATCCCCACCTGTATTTGATCGAAGACCAAATACTCCACCACTAGCGGTTAATGTAGTAAATCCAGATAAAACAAAAGAAGAATTTCCGCCAGTATTCCCATTGGTATTTGTGACTGCTGTTCCACCAGCACCTATAGTTACAGTTGCTGTAGCTGATGGGGTTGCTCCAGTAAACCATTTAATTACATTTCCTGCGCTACCCCCACTCCCCCCTGCTGAAGTAGTGCTATTAATACCGCCACCGCTTCCACCGCCACCAATAATAGTTACTTTAAATTTACCTGATGCTGGTACTGTAAATGAGCCTGACGCTGTAAATATTTGAGCTTGAGAAAAACCACCGCCTGCCGCCACCCAAGATGGCGCGGCACTAGACCCGTTAGATTGCAAAACCTGACCAGCAGTCCCGTAGCCCGGCGTAGAGCCAACACCAATAGAGCCGTTTGCGGCTAAAGTAACCGAAGGCGTTGTGCCATTTACTTGAAGTTGCAACGCACCCGTAGTATCGCCAGTGCTAACTAGCGCGGTGCCTGCTGATGTACCTGCTGAAATTGAACTCATCTCTTATCCTCTTACAGTACGACCCAGCGCTGACCGCTAGGAACAGTGACAGATATGCCAGAATTAATTGTGATTGGGCCAACACTAAAGCCATTCTTGGCCGTTGTTAGTGTGTAGTTTGCGCTAATGATTAAGCTATTTTCATAAATAACCCCATCAGCAGAAGCACCGCCCGAAGCAAAGGGAGTTACAACATTTGACGGGTTCTTGTAATACAGAATTCCGTCTGTAATGTTAATCGCCAACTCACCTAATGCAAGATTGCCCGCAACAGGCACAGCGGCGGCTGTCGTGCTGTAATAAAGACTAATTGGTGTGTAATTTGTGGCCGCCATATACGTTGGCTCCTATTATCTTGTGTAGTACGAAATATTTGGCGCGAAATAGATTGGTGACCTATCGCGATCTTCATCTTCTGCTGTTACTGTTAATTCTTTTGACTCCAACGTTAAGCGCGCAATTCTTGTTTCATCAACACCTGGGAGTATTTTTGACACGGCGGCAGAAAGTTGTTTTTGCATCGCAGGCATCCAACGGTCCGGTACAGCGATCTCGTTTGTTAGCTTGCCTACGTCTTGTGGTTGCATCTCCACAATAAATTGAAACGCTTGAAAATAGTCTTGAGGCACAGGCCAAAGATTTATAATTGGCGTTACTTGACGATCAAACCAATACTGCAACGAACGGTTGCTCAAGAAGTCTTTGTTTGGCAAGTTAAAGTAGCTGTCGCGGTTTAATCGAGCCAAGGGGATGTCTTGCTGTACCGAAGCCAACGACAACGCGCGGACCGTTACAGATGACGCAGACGCGTTACGAAAACGCCAAAATTGCGCCATTGGTGCCCCATCAATTTGCTGGTAGCCCCAGGTGTTGACGTCGCTGTTTGTAACGGATGCCAGGGTTTGCCACGTAATGTTATCGAGGCTGCACTCAACCTGTAGCGTAATGTTAGGCTCTACTGAATTAAAGCCCGCGCTAAGAAATCTAAAACCTTCCCCGTAATACGCCTCCGCAGAACTTCCTGCGGCAATCGTATACGTAAGGTCAACGTTTGTCGCGTTAAACGCACCAAAGAGATTGTCCGTCGTTGCGCTAGGGCGAGTCAGTAGTCGGTAGTTTGCAACCCTGACGTCTACCGTGCCCTTAGGCAACGTGTACTCGCGAAGCTGTGTCGCGGAGCCAATCATCAGATACTCAAGTAGCCAAAGATTGACGCCGCGGTTTGACAGGTTAATAAGGATGTACCACAGCGCCAGTCGTGCGTCTTTGACGTACTCTGGTGTAATCTCTTCAGACAGCTTACCCGCTTCCTTGTAAGCGAAGCGGATCATGTCATCCACCGAGACGGTGGTGTTTGCTGTCGTGTTTGAGGTGTTGCTGTAGTTACTGGCCATTATTTTTTCTTCGCTGCTCGCTCGGGGAGTTTTTTCTTTGCGGGGCCCGCCTTGACAAACTCCTTGCCGACGGACTGCTTAATGCCCACCTTCTTGGCAAACTCCGGGCTGTGTGCCACACCTTGCATCAAACGCTGTTGGGCTTTTGATTCAATGGGCATGTTAGCACTTACCGCCGCGGTTAAACTTCTCCACAACCTTCTTGACGCCGGACGTGTGTGGTGCACCCTTGTCTGCAGGTACCGCACTCAAACCACCCATTTTGCCGCCTGGGGACTTACCGCCCTTGCCGTTGATGTTGTCGACAGTGCCACCAGCCTTAAACTTGCGAACGGTGCCAACTTCCTTTTTGGCGCGGCCGCCGTGTTTCAGCTTGGAGAGGTCTGTCTTTTCGCCTTCGTGCTGTTGCTTGTCGTGCATTGAGATAGCCTTTTTGGCTACCTTTTTGTCTTGTGCCATATCCTCAGATTCAGACTCGTAGTCCTTTTTTGAGTGATCAATACGTGGTGTATATTTAGCCATTTTAGTGCTCCTCTTCTACTGTAAATTACCCATCAAAACGGGATCTTTCGCCCTGAAAAGAGCAATTTCTACTTGGCGTCTTGCCCGTAAAACTCGCTCCGCATTTGTGCCCCTTGCTACCCAGTGTGTCATCGCCTTTGCCGCGCCATCAACATCCCCCTGGACCCACTTCTTAAAAAACACACTACGAAGTAGGTTGGGCACGCCAATGTTCCAACACAGGCTTGCTGCCGCGTCTATCCTGTTTTGCGTCAAGTATTCTGTTGGTATGCCTTTCAACGCGCCGCCACAATACTTTTCAGTTTCCTTAACAAGCCTATTATCCGCCTGTTTCCTACTAATTCTGTCTCCAGGGGCAACCGGCTTCCCGTCCGCCTTTGTCGTAAACCCGTACCCATACGCCCATGGGGCACCGCCCGTTATCATGTCTGGATATGCCGTGGACGAAAACCCTTCAAACTTACGTATTAGTTCAAGGGCCTGACCTCCAATTTTTATTCCTTCGAAGGAATGTGGTGGGGGTATGTCAGCAACTACACCCCAACAACAAACCAAGAAGAACGCGGCTAAAAGCCTACGAAATCGACTTATCTGCCTTGTCATCCAGCTTATCAAAGATCCGGACTAACATGTCCTTGACCTCTTTGATGGCCTCTTTAAAGTCATCACGACGAGCAAAATCCTGATGTACCTCGAATGAAAGTGCGCGTATCTCATCCTTTAAGTCCCGAATAGAATCCCAGATGGTTTTTAAAACCCATCCACCCATGACCCCCGCAAGAGACATTATGATGTTAAATACGTATTGTGAGTCCATTAATCTACTTCCTTCAGCATACATTCCAAGTTTTTAACTAGACGTGGATCTTCCTTATTAATCTCAATCGCCTGCCTACAATACTCAATAGCCTGCTCTTTTAGCCCCAAATTCCATGCACTAATTGAGGCCAGGTCGTATGGTTTTTCCGTCCAATTTGCTGGGTCTTCCGTGTACACATTTGCCCTGTGTTTGATGTTCAACGCGGACAACGCAGCCGAATAACACTCCGCCCACATGTTGGAACGGTACGCTGCGTCAGCCAACTCTATCCACCCATCCCGAACACCGGGGTCCTCCGCGACACTTAGCCTTGCCCATTTGATGGCCTCTGGCTCGTTTTTAAGTGCCGCGTAACATTTACTAATAATCTTCATCGCATACGAACGCTCGTTTGCCCAATCCGCACGGGGAAGGGCAAGGTAGCGTTTTAACCCTACAATAGCCTCATCATAGCGGCTGTAGAAGGATAGCTCTCGCGCGTAATACAAAGCGTTCCTTGGGCAGTCTGGGTCTTCCTTGATCGACATCTCAAGTAGCTCCATGTAGTGCCCCCTTGACTTCGTGCTGTCGGGGTAGTGCGACACCAGCAACTTGTCCGTCCACACGTAACTTTCTTTTGTGCCCGTGTTAGGCACCAGGATCTCATGACAGGGGTGCTTCCAGCGGTACCCCTTGCGGGAGTGCACCTTGTCGCTGTGGAATACGATCCCGTTGCTCCAGTCAAACTTGTACCTCATGCGCGTCGTATCAGGCTGCCAGACGCGTTCAATCTCTTCTCGCCAACCTGGCTCTAACACCTCGTCCAAGTCAATACAGACACAGACGTCAATGTCCGCGGGCACCAACGACAACGACACCTCACGCGCGACATCAAACCTCCACGGGTTGATGTGTATCGTGTGTACTACCGCACCACACTCCTTGGCAATTTCTACCGTTTTGTCCGTCGACCCCGTGTCCGCTATCAGAATTAAATCCGCGTCCTTGGCCGAATCACAAAACCTTTTTACAAACTTTTCTTCATTTTTACTAATTGCATACAACGCAATCTTCATTAGAACGTTCCCCCAAATATACCAACCGTCGCGTTAATTGTGCCGGTAGCATTGAGCGTGTTTGTTGTGTTGTTCCAGGTGAGGTTTGCGGAGCCTGCGAGTGCGCCCCCGCTGTTATATTGTACGTACGTGTCAAGACCACCAATCGCTGGAGTAGCTCCAGTTGCACCCGTTGGCCCAGTTGGGCCTTGAATGCCTGTTGCACCCGTTGGGCCCGTTGGTCCCTGAATGCCTGTAGCGCCCGTTGCGCCTGTAGGGCCGACCTGGGTGTACATGACCTGCTGCGCGGTAAAAATTACACTTGCAGTAGAAGGAGTTACCGGCGTTGTTCCTACAGGATACGTTTGTAAAGAAATTGAAGTGCTGTTTGAACTCCACACCATTTGAATCGTATCGTTCGCTGCAAGGGTAAGAATATAATTCCAACTTGCAACTATGTGCCCATCAGCGCCTGCGTGTTTTCCTGGAATAAATATAAGTCCAGCAGAGCCAACAACATCAACACCATTTTGACGAATCCAAACCTTTACGTCATCCGGAGTTGCGCTTGTGTTTTGAAATTGTCCAGACCACTGAAGATTATATGTTGCAGCGGTAGTAAACGTAATAGTGCTACCAAGCACACTTACGCCATTAGCGCCGTCTGTTACGTTAAACGTAATTGGATACGCTGTATTTATTAAACCAATCGGTTGGTTTTGTGTGCTTTGAAATGCGCCATAGTAGCCTAGTGCTCCGCCGGTACCGGTGGTTCCTGTTGCGCCTGTGGGGCCTGTTACCCCTTGAATACCTGTTGCACCAGTGGGTCCTGTTGGGCCTTGAATGCCCGTTGCACCAGTCGCTCCAGTTGGGCCTTGAATGCCTGTTGCACCAGTCGCCCCTGTGGCTCCTGTGGCTCCTGTTAGTCCCGTTGCGCCTGTTGGCCCTTGCGGCCCCGTTGGTCCTTGAACGCCCGTGGCACCAACAGCGCCCGTAGCGCCTGTAGCGCCCGTTGGCCCTTGCGGTCCTTGTGGTCCTTGTAGACCCTGTATGCCTGTTGGACCTGTAGGCCCAACTCCACCCGTGGGCCCCAGTGCGCCTGTTGGGCCTGTAACTCCCGTTGGCCCTTGTGTTCCTTGCGGGCCCGTTGGTCCCTCTGGTCCTTGTACCCCCGTTGGGCCAATTGACCCCGTGGCTCCCGTGGCCCCTGTAAACCCTTGTGGCCCAGGTACACCAGTGGGTCCAGTTGGACCAAGTGCCCCCGTTGCGCCCGTTGCGCCTGTGGGGCCTAAAGGTCCTAAAGGCCCTGTAGGGCCAATGATGCCCCCTTGAAAAACAGACGCGGCAACCTTTTTAGTGATGCCATCCTGTACAACAACAGTTACGTCATTCGCGTTGACGAAAGTTGTAGGGGGTAGTTGAAGTATGCTTATGTCGGCCATTGTCAGGTCTTCTTAATATCGCCCGGCGTAGGAACCGCGGACGTGTTGCCGTATGTTGCGGACGTAAACGCGTCTCCCCAACCTGTGCCAACCATATCGGGGCCTTCGTTGATGTTTGCGACATTTGGTGCGTTAGGAATTTCCCTACCCTTACCAGGAATGGCGACGGAGACGTCCGGTCGTGGATGTCGAAGCGTAATTGTTTCTGTTTGGCGCGCGGCTAGACGCCACGGATCATACTGATCGTAGTCAACCGAACACACCATGAGTCCGGGCGAATTAGGGTCCGGGCGAAGGGCCCCGTAGGGAAATTTTCGGGAGCATCGATCACAAATTGCAATCGACAGTACCGCTTCCCCACGGGTGTCAAGATACGCCGGCATTGGCGTTTCTCACTATCTTACCCCGGCCTGGATTACCGTCAGAGTGTTGCCAGATCCCGTTGTTTGAATGGCCCGAATAGGGTTGTCAACAATCGGGCTTGCGGGTGCCGCAACCCATACAAACGTAGGACCGGCAGGGTCAGGATAACCTTGCGCGTCCAACGGGAATGGGTCCGTATATGATACCTGTACCGTGCCGCCTGATGCAACGTAAGCTACGTTGATAGGCGTCAGGTACTGGTCAATGGGGACCGGTGTGGCCCCAGCTACAGTAACTTGACGCATATCAGTTCCTTAGTTGTTGGTGTAGCCGCTACCCACTGCGGTAATGGTACCGTCAATGTTACGCGCGGTGTACATGACTGACAGTTGGCCAACAGCACCAGCGCCAGCGGTATATGACAACGCTAAATCATTAACGCCGATGTTAGACAACAGCGCGGCTTGTGCGCCTGTTAACGTAGCCGTGGTGACACCAGCGGCGTCATTTAGTGTTGCAATTACAATACCATTTAATGTCACATTGGTCGTTGCAGGAATTGTAGCCCCTGTTGAAAAATAACCAACAATGTTATGGATAATGGCACCAGCGGGAATATACGAAATGGCCGCAACTGCACCAACAATTGCTTGTTGTTGAGAAACAACGGACGCACCGGTGTTATCTGGTGCAATAGTGCCGTCATTAGTTGGGTTGTTGCGTTTGAAGATCCGAATTGGACCTGTGAATGTACTTGACATAATACTTCTCCTAGGGAAGATTAACGACGCCGTCTCCTGGAAGTACACCGCGAGCTTTTCGGTGATCCGCGTCGTGTAAATAGCTCTAACTATAATTACCCATTTCTGAATAAAAAAATGCCCCGCCTTGTGAGCGGGGCACTTAAACTAAAACTATTGCTAGTTTTACAGGCCGATTGTGCCGTATACGTTACGGGGATCGTGCCAGCCAGTCGCATAACGCTCGGAAGCCTTATAGCGCATGGAGTCGGTCTCGAAGTCACCTTCGCTTGAACGCTCCAGAGGACGGCGCATGACAAGCATCAGGCCATTCTCTGCGTTAGTTTGAATCCACCAAGCCTTGCTGGAAGTCAAACGAGTCACCACATGGGCACCCTTCGGCAACATACCAGTCGATTTGATTGGGTTCAGATCATTGTCAGCGCCGCCAGAACGGAGGACCGACTTCAGGATAACTTCAGCCTGGAATTCCAGGGCTGGAGGTACCAGCAGGTGTTCAGCCTTCAGACGGATACGTTTGCCGTTGTTGTCAACTGCGGAACGAATCTGAATCAGCATCTGCTCAACCGAAGTTTGAGACATGGCTGCAGCCGTCGAAAGCTGGTTACTGAACGTACGACCTTGCGAAATCGGGTGGTTGCTGGCGATCAAAGTCACGCCATCACCGCCGACATAGCCAGGGGTAAATGCAAAGTTCAGCAAGTTGGCGCACAGGGTCTCTTTGGTCTCGATCATCGACTGAGCGAGGTGCTTGGAGAATGTGGAGCCGATACGGATGTGATCGCCGTCTTCCATCAGGACCTTGGTCATCGCGTATGCGAGGCCATAGATCTTGTAGATGAATCGGGTGATGAACAGCGTACCACCTTGGTCATACGATACTGGAGTGCCGTCAGGCATCTCAGGTGCCGTGTTCATACCGAAGAGCATAACCTCTTCATGGTAGTTACGTGGGATACCAGTGATTTGGTCTACGAAACCCTTCCACTCATCATCACGTTGTTGATACACGCCATCAAAGACTTCGTTTAGGATAGGTTCAACTACCGCACGAAAGTCTGTACTACGCATTGGTGTTGCCATAGCTACTTCCTTTCTTTATTATTCTACGTTTGCGGCGACGAACCGGTCGTTTGCGATCTTGACTTGAACAATAGTGTTCGCGTCACCCCATGCGTTGGTGATCTCGCGACCAAGACCAACGACTTGCAATTGCGCCTGTGTGCCCGCGGCGACGTTGGTTGGATCCAACGAAGCTGTAGAGGTACCCAGACCACCGTTACCGATGATTTGACCCGAGCTATTGTTCAAAAGGTTGTACTCTTGACCAACTGCCGAACTTGCAACGGAACCAGTTGCCTGGATTTCGTACACAATTTCAGGGTCCATAAACAGCCACATTACGACGTCAGTGGCAGTACCCAGTGCTGGGCCAAACCATTTGCTGACGGCGCGACGGCCAGAAGCATCAGTATATTCAACACCACCGAAAACACCAGCTAGACGCTGGTTTGCTGTTGGTGTATTGCTTGCCACAGCGAGTGTGGAGGCCGTGCCTGAATTATTCAAGGAGACTGCAGTGCCGCTGTAGAAGACTGCATTGGTGTCATAGACACCAGTGTAGTTCAACGAGCGTACCAGACCACTTGGATGGTAAACAGGTTTCAGGCCAAAAGGAGCAAGAGTTGCGCTCATTATTTGGTTCCTTATAGATTTTTTGGTTTAGAACCGCATACCGTGTGCGGTCCGCTTTGTCTCTTTTTCCATCTCTAAAAGCCCACCCTCAAGAATTGAACGACCGCCTTTACCTGGATCAGCCGCTGAACGAACCTGCGCGGTAATATTGCGCTGGTGTTCCATCGGTTCATCAAAGTGCAGCATCTTCGCAACTTCTTGATAGATGTCCTCTGGGATCATAAAAAGGACCATCTCATTACATGAAACACAACCTTCAAACCTGCCAGAACTCATCTTGCCCAAGTGATCAAAGCCTTTTCCTAATGCCGAGACTTTCACTGGCTCATAGCCCAATGCCATACGTTTGTCGATTGAATCATACTGGTTAGTTGTTGATAACCAGCAGAGGTGCATTCCAGGGATTAAGCCCTCTGAAACGTCCGGCAGCGCATTGTTGGCCCATTTGTCCCGAAAAGCCTCCAGCCTTTCACGATGCACTACTTCTTCAGGGGACGAGGCCGCGAGGGCCTGTCTTTCCTTAATTTCTTCTACTCGCCCTTGGAGGCGATCATCCAAGTCTCTGGAGATTCGATTGTTTGCCATTTTTTATCCTCTACGGTTTTTGCGGTCAAATTCTGCATAATTACGGATTGCCTTCGTACGCTTAGAGGGATCATCCCACATACCAGCGTCTTTTAAAGCCTGTACTCGTTCACGGCTCAGTGTGAAAGTGTTTGTAGTTGGTGAATAACTACCACTTACATCTGAACGACCGCTAGGAGTTCCGGTTCTACGATTACGCGTTTTGCCCGCATACCGATGAGGTAGGCGTTCTTTTAAACGGTTGTCCAACTCGTCCCAATATTCCGGGTCTGCTGGGTCCCACCCTTCACCTGCTAATTCGTTGTCGATTACTTTCGCAATACGACTGTCTGTATCCTTTGCGCCCGGATCGTACCAGCTATTGGTCTGCATCCAGGAGGTGGCGTTTTGTGCTACCGCCTCCGTGACCGGCGTCGGAACGTTGTTGCGTGGGTTCCGTGCCGCTTCCAACTGCTGTTGCTTCATTTGTTGCGCTTGGGTCAGCTTGTTTTTTGCTTCGTGATAATGATCAAGAAGCTCAATCTGTTCCGCCACATTTCCAGATTCTGCAGCTTGGTGCATTTTCATTTTTGTATACTCAACTCGCGTCGCTTCATCTTCAATGAAACGGTCAATTTGAGCAAACTGGAAACTTGATGCGGTATTTTCTACCTGTGCAAGTCGACGGGCAAGATCCTCATTGCGGCGCTCTAACGCGCTGATCTTGTGCTTCGAACTTACCTCACGCTGCTTTGTGAGTTCTTTTTTTAGCTTTCGCTCTTCACGACGTGCTGCACGGATAGCCTCTCGGTCTTCTTCCGATTCACCATTGTTTGAATCCTCTGATGCACTACTCTCAGTAGGGCCATCATTGTCATCAACGTCATCATCATCGTGCCCTTCAAAAGGGTCATCAATATCATCAATTGCTGCTAATGCCGAGCCATCGTCTCTTTCTTTGATGGCCACATCAGCAGAACTTTGGTGTTCTGCTTTGCTGCTGGCTTTCATTCGAAACCCCTATTCTACGAAGGCAGGAAACATTTTCCGTGCTACTTCGAAATCTGTAATCTTGCAAATAACCTCGCGGTCTTGCAAGACAATAAATACAACCTCACCGTTTCCGTGTGGAACCGCCCATCTATCGCCACCGTACTTTATCGTGCGAACTAAATCGCCCGGCAAAGCCCAGGGGCCCTCTGGCCAGTCTTGAAGTGTCGAAACGTCTTTGTAAGCCAGTGGGCCTACGCTAACGACTTTTGCGATAACTTCATTCCACTTCTCTGTCGCCTTAGTTTCCGTAACAAGGAGAATACCCCCCTGGCTGGTGTCTTTGGCTTTACGAAGTTGTACTACGATGCGATTGCCCTGTGGTTGTACACCCGGATCTATCTCCGGAAAACAGTCAGATTCACTCCGACCATCAACCTGATATTTACTTTCAGTTGCCACTATCTTCCTCGTCTTCTGTCAAGACTGCGTCTATCACATCCAGGGCCTCTTGCAGGCCCCGGGCTTTTCCTATTAGCTGGTTGTATTTATCCCAGCTATCGACTCCGACCAAACAGGCGCTTGAGATGTCTTTCAAGCGGCCCTGTATTTTGAACATTGTCTCGTGTAACGGGTCTCTCATACAAAACCCTCCTTATATGTAAGTACCCACTTACATATATTTTTCCGCCCTAAATTATTTACCTTTTGCGTCGTACAGGCCCTTGCTGTTTACGGCCGGAACTTGTGCAAGTGCTCGTTTGGCGTTGTCTGCGCGCTTTGAGCCCGATGGGCCACAATCAACCGCTTGGCCAGGGCCGCCTGCGTAGCCTGGTTTGCCGGTCATTTTGTAATTCTTACGGAAGCCCATGTCTGGGATTTGTTCTGCCATTTTATGCTCCTTTATACGGCTGGTGCCGGGGGTTGTGGTTGCTGCTCTGTTGGTGGTGTCATGTTTGCTTCGTGCGCTTGCTGCGCCATCTGCTTCATCTGATCAGCACCCATTTGTTGTTCTTGCTGCTGTTGCTGCATTAATTGCTGTTGTGCGGCTAACGTCTGCTCGTGTGCCTGTTGCTGTTCTTGCCGTTGCTGCTCCATGCCATGCTTTTGCATATCCATGTGTGCCTGTCTTTCGGCTTCCATGGCCGTTATCGCTTGCTGGTGCTGCAACTGCTGCTGCATACTGTCGAACTGCTGGCCTGCCGCGATGGACGCAATACGCTCCTTGGAGGAGTTGTTGATGTCCGCAATGGCAATCTTGGCGGCGTTGTCCTGATCTGACAACGATTGCTCAAGGCCCATTTTGGACTGAATCTCCGCCAACTTGGCCTGCATGTCTCGAACCTTGTCCGCCATCTCAGCCTGCAACTTCTCGCGCTCCAAGGTAAATCTTGCCTGCGCCTCTTCGCCCTTGCGCTTTGTTTCTGCCATTTGAGTCTGCAGAAGTGCGTTGGACGTCGGGTCTGACATAAGCATCTGTTGCGCCTGGCTTTGTGTAGCCTGCTCCATCTGCTGCATCATTTGCTGCAAGATTGGGCTAATTGGCTTAAAGACTTGTTCCGAATCCTGGCTGACAAGTTGCGCGGCCATTGACAACGCGTGTTGTGCCTCTGAATCCAGTTGACGCTCTTCGTTCAGCTTAAACGCGTCCTCGCCACCCGCTGCCGTTTTCACGTACGAACGCATGGACGACAGGTAATGCAACGTCAAGTGTTGCTTGATGTGTTCTAGCATCAACGGCAATAGCTTCTGAGAAATTAGTGGGCTGCCGCCGTACGCGGGGTCCAACATGTACGCGAGGTGGACCTTGATGTGCTCAATGTGCTCCTGATCAGGAAACGCCGCAGCGGGGTGCCCCATGGTCATCTGCACGTTCTCTAGCGCGGGGTTGCTTTCTTGCGTCCCCTTTGGATCCGGCAACACCTGGTCAATATCAGGCACCTTCATCAAGCGCAGGATGCGCAAATGCGCCTCACGCTTGTCATATAAATCTGGCGCTTCTTTAGACAGTTGCAACACCGCCTGCGCCTGTGTCAGTCGCTGGGTCTCACTAAAAATATTAGGGTCAGATACAGGAACGACGTCGTTACTGTTTTCAAAGTCGGCGACTTCAATCTCTGCCCCCGACTGGTTGTCCATCTCTTCCAGGTACCAATAATTCAACCGGGAAAGGATCTGCAGGCTCTTGGCCTGTGAACGGTGCAGCCGTGCGTGGATGCTGGAGAATACCTTTGACCCTTGCTCGATCAGTGCCTGCGTCGTGCCAACGGGTGCGTTGGAGTCCATCTCCGCAAGACGGTTTTCGCTTGTCTTAACGACGCCCTTTGCAGCATCCGTCAACCACCCAAGGAGGTTGTACAAAACACTTGACGGCTGATTAAACGGCATCGGCATCGCAATCTTGCGAATGTCGTCAACGCCAGGGGATCCCTCAATCTCCACGACCTGCGTCGGTTCAACTCGGTCCGTTTGGCCACCAATACGACCGCCCTTCAACTTCAGCATCGTCTGGCTGTTGTTGATGTGCGCGGAGTCCATCAACGCACGCAACGAGCCCGTCAGTGCCGCAGAAAGGCCACCAATTAAATGCGGCATACCAATGCCGTACGCGCCACGCCATGGGATAAACTTGTACTCAACAATCCAGTCCAGCTTGCGCATCCGGGTGTCGCCGGCTTCCCAGTTACGGTACAGCGAGAGGACCTTGCCCGACAACTCGTCGATGGTCATGATGTACGGCGCACGCTGGCCGTCCGTTAACTCGTCATCATCCAAACGCAAGTAGCACGTAATCTCATATACACGGCGCAAGCCGTCAACGTTCTTGATCGGCTCCTCGCGGCCCTCGATCTTGTTGTTGGCCTTCTCAGCACGCGTCTGTTTATCAATCTCCAGTTCAGCCTTGAAGATCTCTACGTCGCGGTACTCGCCCTGCTCAACACGTAACTCAAACGTGTCTTGTGTAATGTCTTGCTGTTCTGTAACACGCTGCGACGAATAGAAGTTGGTCGATGCGAATGGCAACAAAACGTTGTCAATCGGGATCCACTCCGGCATCGGCCGGCACAGGTCGCGATCAAAGCGCCACTTCAAATACTGGCTGCCGCCCAAAGGTAGTTGGGTAAACAGTTGCTCCATCTCGTCGCGGTACTCTTCAATCTGCTGCGTCAACTGCCAATTCATAAAGTTGGACTTGCGCATGGCAGAATCCAACTTCTTCAAATCTGATACGCCCTTAATGTCCGTCTTGACCAAGCCGTCTGGTGGCAACAGTTGGCGTGAGGCGTTGGCACCAAAGTCGACGCAGGCCTCTGCCATGATCGGGTGCACGACCTTAGACGCGCCCTGGAAATTTGCCCCTCCAGGTGCGTCGTTGCCCAGGCCCGTACGACGCAGGCCCTCTTCATACTGCTCGTCACGCTTCTTGCGCGACTCGCGGTCTACCTCGATCAAGTCCAGGTAGGTGTACGAGAGGTCGTCTAGCGTTGACTCTTCAATGTTTTCCGCAAGGTTGGCATAGAACTCAGGGTTCTCTGACGGCTTTTGCGTCTTCTCCATGTTGACGAGAACCGAACCATCCTCAAGCTCGATGATCTCTTGCTCGACGTCATCCGTGTCCAGGTCTAACGCGTTTGCAAGCTCTTCAATTTCTTTTTGCTTGTTTGGCTCGTCATCGTCCTCGTTTTTAACGTAAGACAACGCGGAGAGATTTCCCCCGGCCTGGATGGGTAGTGCGGGTATGTTCGCCATTATTTCACAATCCGTTTCAAGTATTCGGGCATTCCGCCTGCGTATGCCGGGTCAGAGGCCTCCGCTGGGAGAAGTACAGGTTTGTTTTCTGCGTATTCCGTGGTGGGTAACTTTTTCTTACGGCGTGCGACATTCTCTGGGTTTACGTAATTGACCCAGCTATTTGCCCCTCGTGTCTCCGCCGTCATCGCCGGTTCCGCCAGTGGTGAATACATCTGACGGTGCGTCATCCACGCGTTCTCTTCACCCTGCGGACCAAACGTGTTTGGTCTTTTTGTACCCAGGTGTCCAAAATAATCATGAACCGCGCGGAACTTCTCGTTCTCGTTCATGCCCGTCATTGGATCTCTTTTTGCCAGAAACGGGTGCGGGTTGTCTGTATCTTTAAAAATATTAAAGGGCTTGCCCTCTTTTAACTTTTGACGCATAAACTCGGCGGGGCTAATACCCAATCGCTGTGCTCGCGCCAAGTAATCCATCTTGTCCGCCTCATCAGGGCCGTACATCTGGACCTTGTTTGGCAGTCGTTTAAATTGCTCACCCGTCTCTTTGGCTGCCTGTCCGTACACGGCCTCCATCAACTGGTCGTAGTTCTGTGCACCCGTGGCACGGACCATGTCAGGGCGTGCCTTCAACCATGACGCGTATACCGCTGCCTTGTACGCGGGGTCGTTCTGTTCAAATGCTTTGACGCCAGCCTCGTGCGCCTGGCCAATCCATTGTTGCCGCTCGGCAGACGAAGGTGTCTTCATCCCCGAGCGGTAATCAAAAGGGCGGTCGGTGAACTCCTGCGCAACACGCGCCTCAGGGTTCATGAACGGCTTTCTTGCGGCTTTGTACGCAGCCTTGCCTGCCTTGCCTAATCCTTGTATTGCCTTGGGGATAGCTACACCCAGCGGTGCACCAATGGCGGCACCCTCTAGCCTTTCACCCGGGTCCGCTGATCCCGCACCGTACATTGCGCCTGCTGCGGCTAACTTTGGCACCGTCATCATGTTTGCGCCAGGGACAAACATCAGCGGAAGACCACCCGCTAGTTCTAGTCCCATAGACAGCTTTGGATTCTTTTCCTCAAACTGTCGTTTGCTTGCTTGAATGTCTGCAAGGTACTCATCATACCCACCACCATTCATCATGTTTTTATACGCCGCTTCCGCTTCATCCGCCCAGCCCATAGTCGCGCCTTGTGCGAGGGCACGACCTGCGCCGTAGCCGACCCCCTTAGGCTTTTTTACGATCTTGCCGTCCGCGTAACCCTTGACCATCATCTCCGCCTGCATGTCGCGCGGGCTTGTGTCATTTGGGTTGACGTTCGCGTTGTGGAACATGTTGGCCGGGGCCATGGGGTTGACGTTGGGTACGTTCCATGTCTGTGATGCCGCTGGGGAGCCCATCATGCCCTGGGGCATACCCGTCGCTGGGTGGCCAGCAAAGCCACCGTCGGCAAAGTTTGAATCATTCGGGTTGCTTGGTGCAATCATGCCTCCCATCGCATAACCCTCAACGCCTTCCCAGCCTTTGGCAAACGGCGCGCGTTCACCCGGCTGTGTGCGATTTAAATACTGTTGACGATGCTTCTCTTCCCACTTCGATGGGTGCTCGGTTACCACACTTTCAGGAATGCCTGAGGCGCGGGCCTTGCTGCGCCACTCTTCAATAACTTTTCGCGCCTCTGCTGACGGGGCACCGCGGGGGATTGCCGGACGCTCACCGAGGGGGTTCTCTCCCGTGTAGTTGTGCCGGAGTGGGTTCATCTCCGCGTTGATCGCGTTCAAGATGTCCTCCTCATCAGGGTCAATGCCACGGGCCCTGAAGTCTTGCTCTACCTTACGCACGAGGTCCTTGTGCTTGCCCATCAAGATGTCGGTGCTGATCTTGTCCATCGCTGGACCCTCTAGCGCACCAGCCGTCTCCGCGATTGGTGACGGGCGTAGCGTTGGTACATCACCCTCAGTCGCCTGAACGCGTGACAGACCGCCCATCTCGTCGGGAATCTCACGCTCGACTGCAGCCATCTCTCGTTCTGCCAAGTCCTCTGTCGATGGCGTCATTGACCTCTGCCACGTACGGTTTGATGTACGTCCAGTGTTGGCGAGTGACGTGAACGGGTCTTCTCCAAACGCATTGACGTGTGGCGGCTCGTAGTACGGCTGACGTGCACGCAAGTTGCGCGGCTCCATGCCGAACTGGTCCTTAGTCCCGTAGCCCGTCGCGGCCTCGGGTGTCATCACCTGACCAGGCCGCTTGGGGTTTGGTACGGCTGCATACGGCCGGCCCTGTTTGTCTACAAACTTGTTAACGTTTGGTTCTGCTGCCGCCGTTACAGCACGGGGCTGTGGTGCCGAGGGTGCAGGCGACTTCAACGACGCAATGTGCTGTTCCAGTTGCTGTATCTCTTCACGCGTTGGCATCTTGCCAGTCGCGCGGAAGTATTTCCGCACCGCTTCCTGGACACGATTACCAAACTGCTGCATCAACTCCTTGCCGATCCCTTTTACGACGTTACCACCAGCGTAGTGCGGGATACGCGCCTGTTCAAACATCATCTGCTGCGGGGTTTTAATGGGGTTGAGCATTGTCGTCTCGGTTGGTTTTTATTATTGTTGCTGAATCCTCTATAACTAATTACCCTTGTTTCGTAGGTAAATCGCCCCTTTTATGCTGCGTACGGGTTATACACCTTGCGCCTTGCGACGTCGTCTGAGTGGTCGTACGCCCGAGCGGGAAGGGGGTCCAGTTGCAGCCAACCCGAGTCGCGCAACACCCGCAGTGCTTGTGACAGCGCGTCAACGTAGTCGTCGTGGCCCTTTGCCTCTGGGAACGAACACACCTGACGAATAAAACGTTTGGCCCATGGTGCGAACTCGCCCGGGTTACTCGGGTCCTCTGGGATAAAAACTTTGCCCTTTGCGATCAGTGGGGCGACGATGTTCATACGCTGGACCTTGTCCGCACGTCCGGGGTTGTAGCTCCTTACCGGCAAGTGTGCCGCCTGCAGTTCCTGAATCAAGCTGATACCCGCCGACTTGTCCTCCATCAAAATCAAGTCCGCCTTCTTCCCCTTGGCGAAGGTGTTGTCAGACCCGTACACTACCTCGCGGTAGTCCTCCTGCACCTTACGCCGCAGTTCGGGGTACGACAGGTGGTGGTCCCATGCGTCCAGCAAGATGCAACACGTCCCGGCGTCCTCCCGATCAAATACCCCAATGACCACACACGCAGTAGGGTCATTATGGGTCTTCTCGCTGGTAGCGGGGTCGTATGACGCGAGGACGTACTCCAAAATGGGCGTCGGCTTTGTATGCGACCACATGCGGAACCACTTCCGCTTCACAATGCCCGCGTTCTCCGGGTCCAGGATCTCGCCGTAAATCTCCTGCTTACCGAGGTCGGTACCCTCATAGGCTTCTAGCTGTTTGAAGAAGGTCGGCGATAGGTTGTTCCTATTGTCGTAAGAACTGGCGCGTGAGACGTACACGTCCCCACCAATCTTGCCCTCGTTCAAGTCCGTGATCAGTTCCAGGGGTTTTGGTGTCGTTGTGATAATTGTACGTACACGGTCGATCCTGGGGTCCGTCAGTCGCAACGTAAACTGGATCTGGTCATACGCGTCGTCAATGTACTCAAACGCACACAACTCGTCCATCCACGCGCCGTGCCACTGGGTACCACGAAAACGTTCTGGCTCTGAGGCGGGGATGCCGCGGATCATGGAGCCGTTCTTTAACGTCAACTCAAACAGGGACTTGTTGTAGTCCTTGATCAGTGACCCGGGAATGATGTTCAAAAGCCCAGAATCACCCTCAAAACAGGTTGCACGGATGTCGTTTGACGTCGGGGCCGTCACCAACCACCTGGTTTTGTCAAATTCTGCCGCCCGAAGCCCAATCCAGTTGCTTGCGGTGTGCGTTTTGCCCGATCCGCGGCCTGCAAGTAGTAAAAAGGTGTCGTAATTCTCGTCT